ATGAGAAAGATCGAACGCCAAATGAACACTGCCATCTCTAACAATGAGAACTGGCAATCTGCCAACACACGTGTAGAGTTTGACTTCGAAACTGGTGAGTCTAAGGTATACCTTCACGGCAACCACATTGCTGATGTTGGTGATGATTACATCCGCCTGTTTGATGGTGGTTGGCAATCTAACACTACCAAATCTCGCCTGAATGCTATCATGTCTGAGCATGGAATTCCTGGTGAAGGTGTGTTTCAGCACAAGTTCGAATGGTTCGTTCGCTTATACAATGGCACTGAATTCTTCACCACTGAGTTTCGTAATGGCATGAGACTTGGTGCCCTCGCTACATCTGACCTGCTGGTTTGATCGTTGGCACATTATAGTCTACCCTACGTGGGTTCAATGGTTGAGTATACCCCCTGGAAGCACACAGGGGGTTTTTTATTCTACATATTAATTAGAAATCTCATCAGGAAACTATCATGACGGTTCAAGAGATGTATCAAGAGATGAATGAACAAATGCTCGAAGATGTGTTGCTTGGATATAGAGATCACCATCTATATGATGATGCTGAGAGTTATACTGTAGAGATTGAATATACGACTGCTAATTGATACAAACTCGGCGGCCGCGCGTGGACGGTTGGCACAGTGTCCACCATCCCCCTGGAATCGCCCCCACCCGTGCCTATAATGACAGCATGAACAACACTTACGACATCATCTGCCCCTCTGCCCCTGAGGAGAACGAGACCACGACCGACCTGGATCGTGCCATGCTGCTCTGCCTCGATTTGTCTGAGGAATTCGGTTACGCGGAGATCCGAGACGCCTTCGGCAACATCGTAGGCGACTACGGCGACCCTTCCACCTTCCTGGTGTGACAGTCGTCACGCTGTCCACTATTCTCCCCAAAGCACCCGATCTGCTGCCATACTAGTCTCATGAACAAACAACCCGACCTGAACGCCATCATGGCAGACTACACCGCTTCCTACAACGCCATGATGGCACGGTCTGCCGCTGCTAAGGCAAGCGTGGCAGGTGACACTGAGATCCTGACCCCCGAGAGCGATTTCCCCTCCTGGGGACCTGCCATGGGACAGTGGGGGATCTGGAACATCAGCGATCGTGACTGAGGCGCTGACCGACTAGGATACACACAACACACAAACACAGACAACACATCATGAACGGTTGGGCAAATTGGGAGACCTGGAACGTCGCCCTCTGGATCCAAAACGATGAGACGACCTACAAGGTCGCCCAGCGTTACGACTCCTATGATCGCCTCATCCCTCGCCTAGAGTTGATGTGGGGGCAGATGACCCCTGACGGTGCCCGATGGATGGATGGCAGAATCGACACCGCTGCCCTAGATGAGATGCTGGCAGACCTGTGATCGACGCCCTTACCAAACCACGCTCCCCATCCTACCATCGCCGCTCCATGCTTAAGGTTGCCCTCATCGCTCTCGTGCTGTATGTCGCTTGGGAACCGATCCGCCCCGTGAGGGTTGTGACAGGTGAGGCAGTGTCCTTCATTGGGCAGCAGATCGCCAGATGACCGACTAGGATACACACAACACAGACAAACACCAATGCCCACCGCTTGCTTCGCTGTTCAACCCGCCGCCTGGTCATCCTTTGACGAGTGGGGTTGCCTCTGGGCGACCGACATCAACCACGCCTACCGCTTGGCACAAACCCTAGGAGAGCAGGCGATGATCTGGCGCTGCCCCCATCAAGGCGAACCCATCCGCTGGTGTCGTGCCGATGAGAACACCGACGCCATTGCTGATCTCGTCTTTGGGGTTGCCTGATCTCCCCCCATCCTGTAGACTAACCACACACACAGCACACAGCATGAACTTCGCCACAGCATCCAAAGCAGAACTCATGGCAGCAGGGTTCACAGTCAAGACCGTTCGCCCTCGCCGTCCCCGTAAGGGTGAACTGATCTGCCAGCGTGTAGGGTTTAAGACTAAGCGTGGCAGTCAGCAGTGGAAGGATAGAGAAGCGATTGCCTCGCCCAGCGCCTACGCTGTCGTGATGGGCAACGGTTGATCCTAGCACAGTGGGGGGCGGACTGTTGTTTGCCCCTTGCCCCCCTAGCGCCCCCGCGCCAAGCGATCCCAAAAAAGTACCTTCTTTCTAACCTACAAACGTTTCCCAGCGACCGATAAATATTTCAAAGGAATTCTAAATTCTCGGGTCCCCCGATATAAAAAAATTCCCCAGGTAAAAAATGCCCCCAAAGTTGAATCATGCAACACAAAGTAACTTACAGGACGCCTGACGGCGTATTACAGGAAACAATGTTTGACCAATTTGATGAATTTTGTGATAACATTGAGGGTGTCGCTCAGCAATATTATAATGAGCTCCAAGCACCTAAAGAACTCAACGTGGAAACAGTCCTAGACAATGGAGAAACTCGGAATGAACGATTATCTGTCGAAGAACGATCTGAACTCTTATCTGAGTAAAATGGAGTTGCTCTATCGTCCTCCAGGGCGTTCCGAGCACCTAAAGATCACAGAGTACCTAGACGAGGTAGAACACCGCTTACAGAGGATTGAAGATGCCATTGCTGGTCACGAAACAAACAGTTGATACCGTAAGTTCTGACGGTACATGTACATATCCTGCTAAACCACTTGGAGGATCACCTTTTAGATCCCCAGGTATCTACATTAACAAGCAAGCTGTCGAGTATTACATTACTGGATCGTTCGCTGAGAATGTAGAGGGGATTAAAACCAATCCCCTATCACCCTTACCCTGTCAACCAGGGGTGAGACAAATCCAAGCAACTGTTAACACGAATGTCTATTTTGATAGGTTCCTGCCTGCTGTCCAAGGAGACAAGGCACAGCTTATTGGTACTGACAGACCACTGACAGCACCGTTTGGAGATCCCACAGTCATTATTGGCAGTCGTGGGTAATTATGGTATAATACAGTAGTTCATTGAGGTAATTATGGCAAAAGCAAAAGTTGGTCTGGTTAAGTCTGGGTATACTCCTGGCAAACCGAAACTCACTCGCCAAGGGCGGTCTATGAATACTAAATACTCTGCGACATCCCGTAATGGCGCTAGGAAGAAGTATCGTGGACAAGGCAAGTGAAGTAAAAGAGTGGATTAAAGAAATTTCCGTAAAGCGTGGGGAACTAGGTGGTCATGCCATCTGTCCTTACGCTTTTTCGGCATCTGTGAAGATCGTGGAACGCGCTCTGAATAAATTGACTCTGAAAGCTGAATTTGTAAAGTTTATTGAAATTGAAAATTATGAAGTTGCTATCTTTATTGTAGAAGATGACGTTACTTTACCAATGATGCTTCAAACGATGTCTGAATTATCAATGATGTTTTCCGATTATGTTTTCCTTGATGATCATAAAGACGACCCAACGTTTATAAATGGCATTCAGTCAAACTTTGGTAAACATAACTTGATTATTGTACAAAAGCGTGATAAATTATTAAAAGCAAGAGAACAGTTAGCAGAAACCAACTATTATGGGTTCTGGACGAAGGAAATGTACGAGAGGATCGTAAATGGCAAACTCACCAGTGGACAAGAGTAAAAACTTCATTCAATCAGGAATGACACTAATTACAGAATATGCTTCAGAAAAATGGTTGAGACAAGCAAAAAAAGCAAAAGCAGCACCTCCAGAAGATAGAATGTCAAGACCATGTGGAGGAGCAGGTGGATTCGATGATTATGTTGAGAGGTGGCACCAATAGAGATAAATAGTTAAAAACTATCTCTAATGCCCGAATTTCAGACCTTTAAGGATTTTAATCTGAACTTTAAGCCTCACCCAGTTACAGAGGACTTACAGGTATTAAAGGACAATGCAGATATTAGACAGTCGATCAAATCTCTTCTTTTAACGAAGAAAGGCGAAAGACTATTCAAGTCTAGTATTGGTACTGGATTGTATGATCTGTTATTTGAGCCATTGGATTTTGGTACATCATCGATGATTAGAGATGAAGTTTATAATGTTATCCAGAGATACGAAAAGCGAGTTAAGATTGTCGAATTGAGTGTAGATACCAATTTCGACGACAATGGGTACGATATTTCTTTAACGTACATTGTGATCGGTCGTGATGATTTACTATCAACCGTCGAATTCTTCCTAGAGAGTGCTAGATAACCATGCCATCATACGTACAAGTCTCTAACCTAGACTTCCAAGACATCAAAACTGCTCTTAAAGAGTATCTAAGATCTCAATCAGACTTCACATCGTATGATTTTGAAGGATCGGCAATGAGTGTCCTGTTGGATGCTCTTGCTTACAATACTTATTATAGTGCTTTCAACGCCAACATGTTGGTGAACGAGATGTTCCTCGATTCAGCAACATTGAGGGACAACGTGGTTGCTCTTGCCAAGCAATTGGGGTATAGACCAAAAAGTGTTGTTGCTCCTAAAACTAACATTAGTTTTGAAGTTGTCTACCCACAATCAGCACCCAAAATTGCTAAACTGAAAAAGGGAACTGGTTTTACCACGACATTTGACGACACCCTCTATTCATTCGTCGCCATTGACGACCATACGACCCCTGTACAGAACGGAACAGCGTATTTCGATAATATACCCCTGTACGAAGGAACGGTCATTACAACGTCATATACGGTCAATTCCTCACCATCACAAAGATTCGTTCTTCAAAACCCAAATATCGATATTAGCTCAATTAGAGTACAAGTATATCCAAGTATTCAAGCAACATCATATCAAACATATGATTATGCCGATAATATTTTGGATGTCACACCACAATCCAGAGTTTTCTTCTTAGAAGAGATTGAAGACGAACGCTACGAACTATTTTTTGGTGATGGCATTCTCGGACAAAACTTGTCTACAGGCAACAAAATTGAAATTTCATATTTAACCACAAATGGAGCCGATACTAACGGTGCTAGAAATTTCACCTTTAATGGTGTAATTACTGATTTATTTGATGTTGCTGGATATCCTTTTAATACGAGTCTCACTGCTAGCATTCCTGCTAATGGTGGTGCCGAAATTGAATCTATCTCAACAATCAAATATAACGCTCCAAAATATTTTGGCACACAGGACCGTGCCGTAACAGCTTCTGATTATGCTGCTATTGTAAGAAACATCTATCCAGCGATCTCCGATATCATTACATTTGGTGGCGAAGAAGACGAACCACCCGAGTATGGAAAGGTTAAGATCGTTGTTAAACCAACTAATGCTAGTTTCCTTTCTACAAGTACAAAAAGAGACATTGTACAAAAATTGAAAAAATACATGGTTGCTTCGGTTACTCCCGAAATTATTGATCCATCTATTCTTTACATTGAAGCAACAACATTAATCTATTATAGTATTAGCAATACTACCCTGAGACCAGAGGAAATTAGAAATAAAGTAATTACTTCTGTTGAAAGTTACTTATCTCAATCAACCGTTGAAAAATTTAATGGAAAATTTAGATTTAGTAAATTTATCTCAACAATTGACAATGCCGACCCATCGATTAACTCGAACGCTACCTCAATTATGCTGAGAAAGGATTTTTATCCACAGATCAATTCTTCTTCATATTATGAATTGTGCTACCAAAACCGTTTCGATAAAGAATGTGAAGGTCCGACTCTTATGTCAACTGGGTTTAAAGTCAGCGAATTCCCCACGTATACAGTATATTTTGAAGATAAGGATGGCGTAATCTACCTATATAGATTAGACAGTTTGACTGGTGAAAAAATTACATTAAATGATTCTCTGGGTACAGTAGATTATGATAAGGGCGAAATTAAATTGTACAATTTAACCATTGTACAAGGTAGTTTTGGTGATAATAAAATTGAAGTACGTGTTAAACCTTTTTCTAATGACATCAGTGCTTCAAGAGAAGTGTACCTAGATGTTGATGTTGCTAGAAGTAAATTTACGGCATATCCAGAGTAATTAGATGGCTCCAAAACAGAGAAGGATATCTACCCTAATTGAGTCTCAACTCCCAGGGTTTATAGCGAACGAATATGAAAATTTCTCAAAGTTTGTAGAAAAATACTACGAGCACCTGGAGTCTGCTGGACAACCATTGGACATTTTGTCCAATTTGGATAAGTACAACAATATTGATTATTACGAAGAAAATCTTTTAAAGCAGTCAACAACTTTATCTGCTTCGATTGCTGCTGATGCAACATCTCTTACTGTTGCTGATGCCAGTTCTTTTCCAGAAGAGAATGGTTACATCAAAATCGGCAACGAAATCCTTTTTTATCAAGAAAGAACTGATACTCAGTTTCTAATGGTTTCTAGGGGTGTTAGTGGAAACACAACCTTAGGAGACTTGTATCATTCATCTACATTCGTTACAACTGCTGCTGCTCCTCACTACACAGGAGATACTGTACAAAATATCAGTAATCTCTTTCTGTATGCTCTAGTTAAAGAATTTGAGAAAACATATCTAGGATCTTTCCCAGAAGCATATTTAAAGGAAGGAGTAAACAAAAGAACACTTATTAAGAATATTGGTAAGTTTTACAAAGCAAAGGGAACTGATAGATCAATCAAGTTCATCTTCAATTCAATTATCGCTGAATTGCCAGAAGATGTTCCCGAGGTTTACAATCCAAAAGACTTTACATTAAAGGCTTCAGTATCGGATTGGGTAAGTGATTATACATTAAAAGTAAAAGTTACTTCTGGAGATCCTTTTTCGCTAATCGGTAATGTAATTACCCAAGAATTGGATTCTTTCGACAGTTCATTATCTTTTGCTTCTGCTGTTGTAGATAATGTTATTTCTATTGGCAACGATGGAATTGAGGAGATTTATCAATTAATCTTAGAACCTTCCACTATTAATGGAGTGTTCAAGGTTGCTACTAAAACAACTACAACTACAGTAGTATCAAATACATTAGGATTTGGCGATAGAATTAATGTCAAGTCTACATTCGGATTCCCACAGAATGGCAAAATTCTAGTTGGTGATGAAATTGTCATATACAAAGACAAAACTGTAAATCAGTTTATTATTGATCAGCGTGTAGGTCCAATCAGAAATCATTCTGATAATACTCTAGTATATTCGTATTCTTCAATCACTGGAGGAAATAATGTCAAATTAACTCCTCTCGGTGTCGTATACAATTTACTTCCTGACAATACTGCTCCATATTCAGTTTCTGATGAAAGCATTGTAGTAAATCCCTCTGGATTCCAAACAAGAGATCCAATCATTTTTGACAAGAATCTAAATCGTAATAGATGGTTGGTTAATGAAGATCCAGATTTAAACCCAGTATACATCAAAGGATCTCAATCACAATTTGCTGGTGACGTTGGAGCGGTGTTTGAGGATGATCAATATTACTATATTTGCTCATCTGGATATCCAAGTGGAAATCTTTTAGTTGATACCAATTATACCGAACCATTAAATGATCAAAAACACTTAAAACTAATTAGAAAAGAACCAATTACAACTACAGAAGTATATTCAACTTCTAGTAGAGATGTTGGTATTTTTATTGATGGCACACCAGCAATTGGATATAAAGATACTGAAGGAGTTAAGTATGGTCCTATTACTTCAATTGAATTGACCAATAGGGGTGTATCTTATGCTGCTGCTCCATATGTTTTGATTAATGGTCTGCCCAATAAAGCAAGAGCAAATCTATCTGGTTCTGTGCTAGATTCTATTGAAATCTTAACTACAGAATCATTTACAGAAGATCCTACAGTTAAAATTACTTCTGGCGAAGGTGCTATTCTATCACCAGTAATAACAAATGGTGCTATTACTAGCATGGATATTGTTAATCCTGGTCAATATTATTCATCACCACCAATTATTAGAATTGTTGATACTTTGGGCAAAGGAAACTTTGCCGAATACGAAGCTATTTTATCAGCTGATGGTCAAATTGAAGATGTTCGTAAGATCAGTGGTGGTAGATTCTATACCAGGGGTTACACGACTGTTTTTGTTGAATCTGTCGGTAGAAACGCTTCTGCTGTAGCAGAAATCAAAAAGTGGATATTTAACAGATATAATAGACTAAAAAATAACCTAGATTCTAGTAATGGCACAATTTTGTCTAACTATAATCCAATTAAAGATTATGGTTATGCTTATATTGCCAATCCAACAAACTTGAGAAAAAGAGCATATCTCACAGAAACAGATTACACAAATAATCTTGCCAATCAAAATTTACATTCCCCCATTTTAGGATATGCTTATGATGGCAATCCAATCTATGGTCCATATGGTCATTCTAATCCTGTAGATCCTAGTAGCAACATTACTAGACTATCAAGTGGGTATAAACTTAATGGATCTAGACCGAATGGACCAGATACTGGTCTTTATCCATTAGGAACATTTGTTGATGACTATCGCTGGGTTCCTAGTGTAAATTCTGGCAAAACTGAGTTAGATGCCAATAATGGAAGATTTTGTGTTACTCCAGACTATCCAGATGGAACTTATGCTTATTTCATCAGTGTTGATAGTAATGATGTACCAACATTCCCATACATTCTTGGTGTAAACTATTATTCATTACCAGTAGACTCAAATTACAACTCTAATATTTCACAAGATGATATTCCACTGAATGTCAAAGTGTTGAGATCTTCTAGCACAGATAAGAATGGAACAGGATTTTTAGGTCTTATTAAAGATGTTACTTATGGTAATATCACTAATGCTTATATTGAATCTTCGCCAAATAATTTTTCTCCAGGGAATAGCGTCCACATTGATAACAGTGGAACAACTGGTAGAGGATCTGTCTTAAATGTAAAAGAAGTATCTGGCAAATCAGTGTCTTCAATCGAATGTGTTGACACTAAAGCATCTCGTTTATTAATCCAGCAAAGTGCTTATTTGTTTGCTGGCGATTTGATTAGGCAAGTTTCTACTGATAATACTGTACTTGCTCAGGGATATTTAATTGGTGATGTCTTTAATGCCAGTGATTTAGTTTTGAGAGATGTTGATGGTGAATTTCAATCTGATGTCCCAGTAGATTCGGAAACACTAGTTGTTAGATTGGTATTGAATCAAGATTCGACTTTTACTATTGGATCTACAATGATCTTGACCAATGATGACGACGAGGTTGTTGCCGAGGGAATTATTCTAGAAACTATTACTAGACAAAACTCTGTCAAGGTTAAAGTCAATAGTGGAGATTTTGTTGTTACTGGTGACTACTATCTACGTAGCAGCAACCTAAGTGATACCAATAGATCAGAAATCATTTCAAGAGAATCTTTAAGCACTGGGTTACTTCCATATCAGGTACAGGAAAATATTGCTATTGTAGAAACATCAGAACCTCATGGATTGGGTACTGGCGATCTTGTTAATATTGATATTTCTCCAGATGACAGTACATCTACAACAAATTACTATGTCAGAAAGCGTTTATATCAAAGTGCTGTAATTTTTGCTCCAACTCATAGCTCCACTGTTGTCGATAAGGGTATTGGTAGTGCCGATATTTTAAATAGTGGCAGAGGATACACTACTTCTACCTATTATGATGTAGAACTAATTTTCCAAGATCAGTCTAAAACTAGAGATGGATTAGGAACTCCTGGATATAATAAAAACGCCAAAGCAACGATTGTAGTATCAAATTCTTCTGGGGTTGGAGCTGGAGTAGTATCTTCAGTCATTCTTTCTTATAAAGGAGAAGGATATAGAAAGGGGGATATCTTAACCGTTGCCGACGCCGATTTACAACGAGCAATTTCTGAAGAATCTTCTCAAAGATTAGTTCTTGAAGTAGATCATGTCGGATTTGCTGCTGATAATACCGAGTTAAGACTTTCTAATGTTAGTAACCTTTCTCAAGAGGATTATATTAAAATTGGTAATGAAATTTTATTGATTACTCGTGTTGATATTGTAACAAAGAGCATTACAGTATCGAGAGGTCAATTTGGTACTACTCCATTAAATCAT